CTCTCTCTCTCCTTCTTCTCTCTCTCCTCTCCTCCTCCCGGAGTATCCCCCCCCTGCCTGCGCCTGGCCCGCCCACCCCCCACCCCCGCAATCACACCATGTCATTCTATACGGTATGTGATATTAATGGATTAATTAAATGGCCGTTATCTTGTGCTATTTTCTTTTAAATGTCAGTGGCCTCTCCTCTCATCTGCTCCTCTACCAGAGTAAACTCCTCCTCATCCATGCTGCCCAGCCGGTGCAGGATGCTCTCCAGCTTGGTGGTAGCCGTGACACTGCGCTGCACCGGCATCCCCACCATGTACGATAGGTACAGTTTCACCCCGGCCTCACGCGCCCGCCAGGAGGAACCATTGGTAATCAGCCCCAGCACCGTCGCTACTATCTGCTCCGGTGGGATTGCGGAACGCATCAGGTTGAGTACAGCGTTTTCTCTGGTCTTGGGCGGCCTGCCCGCCGGGTTCCCCGATTGCCCTTTCGCCCAGAGGTGGCTGTTGCGGGGGGTGATATCAGTCGCGAGTACACCTATCTCCACGCTTTTTTCCACAATATCACCATCATTCACCGGCTCTGTCGTTTCCTGATCGCCTGGCTCTGTTTGCATATTCCCCATCACTTTCATCATCATTCCCCATCACTTTCATCATCATTCACCATCATTCCCCATCGCCATCATCGTTTTCACCATCCTTTTTGGCTTGATGGTGAACGCTCTACCACCTGTAAAACCCCCACTTCACCATGATTGATGGTGATTTTCACCTTCCAGGGTTTGTGGTTATCCATGTTGTTGTTGTTGTTGGCCGTTGTTGCTGCATCTTTATTGATTATCCCTATTAATATATATTGATTTTCACCATCAATCATGGTGAATACTGGTACTACCACTGGGAACTCGTTCACCATCAAGCACTTTTCTGTTGGTGATGTCACCATCATGATGATGGTGAAGGTTGCCACTTCCGCCTGTCGCGACAAGCAGGCCTAAACCGACCACTCGTGTAAATCAGGGTTAACGATGGTTAACCAACTCCATTCTATGGTTAATCACCGCGATTTACCGTAAGCTTGGCCGTAAGGCGTGACGTTGTTTTGCGGTTCATTTTGAGTAAACTCGTGTATCATTTTGCATTTTGCCTATTGACAACCGTGTATCATTATGATATAATAGGTTCAGGCAAGGCAATCGGGACCGAGCCAACAGAAAGGAGCATAATCATGAACACGATTACGAAAGAGAAACTTTCCCAGGCAGCCCAAGCTGCACTGGATAACTGGGACCATCAATTGATGGTCCCAGGGCAATCGACTGTCCTCCAGTCGATTGTAGATTGTCCGCACAATTTTGCGGACAATGACGGCAAAGTCAATATCCCAGTCGGATGGGATATCTGGAAATATCTCGAAGAGGTCAGCAGCAGCCTGGCCTAGACAATCCAGTCGTGCGGAGGTCACCCCCGACCTCACTACCGATAGTCGGTGGCGCCCCGTTGGGGTGGGCGTGGATAAATCACAGAATGAAAGGGACAGACACATGAGACACCGCGGTTTTGATAGTGATGACCGAGTAGAGCAAGTTGATTGGCTGCGCCAAGAGGCGCGAGACATTCTCAACTATGGCGATGGCACAGAAATCGAGCTAGTCGATTTCTGGAAAAGCCAACCGGTTGAGATCCCGGAATGGTTTGATCAGAATGACGAAAAATTGTTACAGCAATTCGTTGCCGAATTGCTGTAACCACCACGCCCCACCCGCCCCCAGTGGCGCCTTAATCCAGTCGTGCAGCGCCACCCCCAGGCGCTCTACCGTCAAGTCGGTAGCCCCTCACATAGGTGGGGGTGGGCGTGGATAAATGAAAGGAAGAAATATGAGACGCATGGACAAAATTACATGCCTGGAGGACGCTAAAAATTATCTTCTGGCTACCGCGCCAGAACTAGACTCTCTTATCAAAAAAGCCGCCACGGGAGACGATGCAGCATATATGGCTCTCGTGGCGAGAATCGAACTTGACGAATCCCCGCCAACCCTGGCGGCCCTATGCTTCTTACCCTCGTATGGCCGCCACGGGAAGGATATAGAAAGGAACACATGAGCAGCATCCAGTAATCCAGTCGTGCAGCGCCACCCCCAGGCGCTCTACCGTCAAGTCGGTGGCCCCTCACATAGGTGGGGGTGGGCGTGGATAAATGAAAGGAACAGAATCATGTTTGACGCAAAATCGCTCAGTCCTGAGGCCAAAGCAGCGTGTCGCGCGCTGAACTTTACCCCCCGGCACTGGGAGCCGGTGGACGAATCACTTCCGGATGAAGTGGAGCACATTGTAGTCCGAATTTGGAATTCCAAGCGATTGGTCACATTGACCAATCGTCAATTGGAATTTGCAGCGACATATTTGCGTTGACGCGTCAGGAACCCCATAGCTAAAGCCAGGGGTATCTCGCATACAAACCAAATGAAAGGAACAGACACATGAGACAATGGAATCGGTATTCGCAGGTGAGAGCCTGCCCCCCTGGACGTACTTCTACGTGAGCGACGATGCGAAAATCGTGGCCGCTGACGTGCCCAGTGATGGCTATCCGATGGATGAAGTAGAGTTCATTGGCCGCAAGTTCTAGCTTAGTAATTGCCGCCCGCACCCGGCCATAGGTGCGGAGAGCGCAATGCCCACCATCCCCCGTGGCCGTGGATATAGAAAGGAAAGGCCGCCATAAACATATCGCAGAAAATCAGGGAGTACTTCTCCCTACGACAGGAGGGAGAAGACCACGAATCCTCCCTATATGCAGTCGGTCTCCCCCCCGACTACATAATCACACCGAGTCCCACACCAAGTGGAGCGGAGATCCAAAAATATTTCCCCGACTACCAATGTAGTCAGGCAGACGCCAAGGGAATATTGAAGGATATTCGCAGGGATTTCAACGCCTACACAGCGCAGTGTGTAGGTGCGAGCCTGAACTGGCACAATGGCTCATGGTCCTGCCAGTTCAAAATTAAAGCGTATGAAGCGGTGGTCTCTCTTGGAGACCACCAGGATTTGTAATTGCCGCCCGCACCCGGTTATAGGTGCGGAGAAGGAAGTGATGGGAGACGCCGATTGGATTACGCGGCGTAGGCTCGAGGAGCTTCGCCGGCGCTACGATACGCCGGCGAAGCAAAACATCCGCAAAGCCGCCGAACGCCGTCGCCTCAAACAGGCGGCCGAACTGGCCGGCTTCGCCAGCATCGTCCAGCTAGCCAACGCCTTGTTGGCTGGCCAACAAGGCGTTCGCTAGCGTTGGTGTCGCAGAGCTTTTGGCGCACACGGAAACCCTGGAAATTCTGGAAGTTCTGCCCCAGAAAAGCATGTTCCAAATTGCGGATATTCCGCAGACGTATCGTGTATCGCGCCACTTCACCGATGGCGCCAGGGTCAATACCACAAATGAGGTGGTACTGACAGAGCGCGCCATCGACAACATTATCAGTCTGGCCTAAGCGCCCCACCCCCCCCGGTGGGCTATTCTGTTTTTAAGGTACACATTAAGGTACACATTAAGGTACACATGAAAAAATCAGACACTACACCCAAACCTTACCGCCTTCCATCGCGCACCGTCGCGCAGTTGCGTGAACTGCGCGACGGCGGATATTACACTACCGAGACCGCCGCCGTGGTCGAAGCCATCAACCTCCTGTGGCAGACACGGCTAGCGGAATCAACACAGCACCTGTCGCCCAGCCCCGACGACATGAGCTAGCAGAGAGCCACCTGGTCAGGGTGGCTCTCTTACTTTGCCGCGCAGATAGACACCTGCTGCTGCAACACACCTACCACATCAGTCATGCGCAGGTAGAGCAAGACAAAGAGCAACGCCTGGCCAACCATCATCATCACTACCATTGACATTCCTATTTGTATGCCGCTCCATTCTACATAGTTTGTTTGCTGTGTTGGCTCGTCCATGATTACTCCGTCAATTTTGAGCGCGGCGCTCTAGCCATTCAGTGAACTGCTCTTCCACCCACTCCGGATCGTGGCGCTCTTTCCAGTATTCCCCGTAAACCTTTGTTGCCCAGCCGTCTAGCTGTGCTGCGTGCAATGCCCGCTGGCTCTTGACTGCTCCCCGTTCGGCGCGCTTCTTATCTTCTTTGATGTGACATTGGGTACAGACAACCACCAGATCCTCTGGCAATTCGTGGCGGAATCTTTCATAGGTTACATGATGAACTTCTAGTGTCCGCGACCACTTAGAGAATCCGCATATTGCACACCGATGCTGAGCGCGTTCCAGTGCGGCGGCTCTCTTCTGTTTCCACGTTGGGCTATTAATGTATTGCTGGTATTCTTCTTTTGAAAGCATGGCGTTGCCTCCCCTATCTCTCAGTCTGTTTCATGTTGGGGCTGATGCCTACCCACACCCGCCCCTTGACGCCGCCGATACTGGTCTGCGCCCGCTCCAATCCGAACGTGCTCAATGCTTCGGCAATTTGTTTACCTGCCACCTTCACATCGGGACTGAGCGCCACATTAAACGCGCGCAAGCGCGCGACGATCTCCGCTGTGAAGCATCGCAGATCCTCATTGCCGGGAATAATATCAAAGTACATTTGCAGATACTGTTGCAAGGGATTCTCTATCTCGTGCCTTGCGTGCTCTCCCTTGAGCGCGTCCTTCTCTTCGGGTGACAGGTTGGGACTCACCCCACTGCGATACATGTGGACAATCTGCGCCCATAGTTGATCGACGGCTACCCTTTGTGCGTAACTGTGATCGATGGCGGTAATCTTCACCGGCAGAAAGCGTCGGTTGCCGGTCTGGTCGTCGAGGAATCCATACTCCGGGTTGACTGTACCCACCAGGTTACACAACGTTGGCTTGGTGATGTTCCCTTTACCCCACGGTTTGCGGTAGGTGTGCCACTCTTGCGTGATGAAACCCTTGAGCGCGTCTCTATCGGATCGACGTAGGCTGCTGCCTAATTCGCTAACTTCCCATATCCATTTCGTTATCATGCTCCGCTTGTCCTCCACCTTATGCGGGTCAAGCGGACCCTCTTGGTGGTATTGGATTGACAAGCTACTGACTAGCCAGCGCGGGATGCTGCTCTTCCCTATCTCCTGGCCGCCCACGAACACGAGCACCGGCGTCTGATGCTTGAATGGATTCTCTTTGTCACCATCAAGCGCACGCGCTGCACACCCAATGAGCCATCGACTGATCAGCAGACGGTGCAATGAGTGCTGCGTACCATCGGCCATCGTAACCAATGGGCTATCACCGGTCAGATGATCCATGAAGGCGGTCAGGTGATCGCCCCCGTCCCACGTCAACCCGTTCAGATACTGTTGCACCGGGTGGTATGCGTTCGCCTTGGCGACCACATTAATTACATCATCGACATAGGATTTGCTGACGCCGCGGCTAATCATTTCCAGATATAGATCGCTGCGGTCCACATCATTGAGCGGTACGCCGTCCATCTCTGGTACATCCTCCAGTTGGTTCAGCCGGAAGGTATGCCCCAAGCTATTGAGCGCGGCCAACCATTCATCACGTTTAGTCAATACAGGTTTAGCGGATGGTTCCGGCGCCCAAGGTGGCATCATCGGCGCCGGCTTTACTGTCACGGTCGATGACATAGGTTTTCCCCTCGAGGGATTTTTCGGCTTGTCGATTGACGCCTTCGGCTGGCGGCGCTTGCTCTTCGGCTCATCTTCCCACAGCCCGACTGCTTTTTTCGCGTCCATATACGCCGCTTTCCAATCGCTGTTATGCACCAATATCTCAGCGCATTCATAGGCATCCCGCGCCTTGCCAAACAGCGCGTCACCCGTGTTGTGAGCAAAGGCAACCTCCGGTTTGTCGCCCTCGGGAGGTAGCACCGAGACGCTAGGCGTCTCCCCGCCTGGGCGCACCATCCGCACCAGGGATTTAGTTTTGTATTTAATTTTGTAGCCATGCTTCATCAACACATCGACAATACTATGTGCTGCGTTAAACAGACTGCGCACTTCACCGTTACCACCGCCGCCATTGCCGGGGGTCGGCGTGGGTTGATACTCGTGTTGTTCATCTGCTGCCATCGCTGCCCGGTAATCGTTGGCCACCTCCGCGAGCATGTCATAGGAGTAGAGGCGATGAGGGTCGAACTCAATGGCGGTGACGAGGGGGTTGTTGCCCTTCCAACCGGGTTTGCAGTTGCGCGTACCCAACACGCGATACACGCGGGTAATGTCAGACACCCCCTCGTCACCGCCATTGAGCTGCACCCAACTGTGCTGCACATCGATGACCTGTTGCCGGGTGCGGTCGTCAATGTATACCGTCTCGCGTAGATACCAATAGCAATGATAGCCGCCGCCGCTATCGACAATCAGCGTAGGCGCATAAGGCAGGTCACGGATATGCGCCATGGCCATGGCTTTATAGCTGGCCGGGTCCGCGTAAAAATTTTCACCGTTCTTACACCAATCTTTCCCGTCAAACTCGCAGTGCAGGACATTGATGCACTGGATGTATTCAATTTGTTTGGATATGTACCGTGGGTCGGTGTTCCCTGATTTGTTGTGTGGTGGTATCTGCGTGGAGGGATTGATTGATACATACTGTTCGGAGTTGATGTCGCGCGCCTGGCGGTAGGCGGTGATGCGCGCACTCTGATTGTTGTCAAACCAGGTGGACGTGGGTTGTGGCGTGGCGCACCAGAAATGCGCGACGTTGCCGCCGCGGTGCAGGAACTCCAGCCAGGCTCCCGCCGATAGGAGTTGCGTCATGCTAACACCTCACTTATCGGAATGTCGCACAACAACCCACATTGAATAGCAATCTCCTCATCCGCGCGGCCTGCGTCTGGGTCTAGCTCGTCAAGAAAAACTGGCCGCTTGTTCTGCCTAACCAGGGCGAAATTGCACTTTCGCTCTTGCTCGGCGCGCTTGGCAAAAACGTCTGGAAACTCACGGCGTACTCTATTCCAGTAGGTTGCACTCTCGGCCTTGACACAGCCGATACAGTTATTGTTGTTAAAACCTAGCTGATACATCTTTGGTATCTCTATGCCTGCGTGCATGATGATTGTCATACAGTCAGCGTGAGTTAGGTCCTGGTCAATCAGTGGATACTCTAGGTCTATCCACTGATTGGCCTGCGTAAACCTGGCCGCACGGTTTTTTTCGTCCCTATGATATCCGAATATCTGTAGGTCCTCGGGCAACTGAAAGGCATAGCGAACCTTCTTTTTTAGTTCTGCCGTACACCTGGCTCCGCGCGGGCCGCGCATAAACCACGAGCGCTCGATTACCGCGTCAACATCCTTGTACTTATCACTGCGCAGGATGGTAATGCCTTTCCCAATCCACTGCTCGCTGTCACGCAGAAAACGTTTGTTGTCCACGTGCTCGCTGCCAGTGTCGATATAGGCAGCGACAACGGCATCCCCGTACTTTTGCACGGCAAGTTTTGTCGCGACCGCGCTTGTCACCCCGCAAGAAAACCAAGAAATTACTCTCATGCCCACCACTCCTTATAGTTTAGCGTTAGAGCGGTCTTATTGGGTAGCTCTGTCTTTTGGTAGATGTTGGTGAGATGCGTCCGCACCGTGCGTTCACTGATGCCCAGCGCCGCGGCGATATCGTCGCCGCGGATGACGCCATTGATGAGGCAGCGTATGATCATGCGCTCCCGGTCCGTCAGTCCGAAGTCGGGTTCAATCGCGCTGTGCTGCATATGCAGCCGTGCGATCTGCCGGTCGATATCGGCAACGTGCGCCGCTACCTGCTGCCGGTAGGCGGTGAGGGCTGCGGCCTGCTCGGCGCGCAGGTCCGCTATCTGCTGATTTAATTTTTCGAGTTGGAGAGTAGCCATAGAGAAGCCCATTTCGCAAAATAAAACCCGCTACATGAGCGGGCTGTCAGGAAACAGACTTGCATCTATCATATATTTGTCGTATGATAAATACGTAGCCGCCCGCTACGGTGCTCACTCCTACCCGGCCAAGAGTTGGGGAGTGAGCATTCTTTTTTGGTATAACCTTACGATTCAATGGGATAGTAAGGGACACTGTAAAAAAATGGGGCGTCGATGTAAGTCATTCAGCGGACTATCATCATAATATTAATCGTCCCCATTCGCAAAATCCTTCGCGCTCTACGTAAATGTAGCGATATCCGCTGCCGCCGCGTCAATGGCGCCGGCGATCTTCATGATACTTCCAATCCGCACAGGCAAGCCACGCATGGCCCTGCTCACCGTATGATTGCTCATGCCGAGACCGTGAGCAATCTCATTGATCGTGAGCCACCGCTTCTCCTTCATCAACCGCTCGCGTACTGCGGTTGGTTGTTTAATTCTCATATTCAATTTTCCCTCTCCTCTTTTTACGCACGAATGACGCATAGAATAATCATAGCATACAAGCACATGCTCGTCAAGTGCTTGTATAATAAATACCGAACAGCATTCGGGAAACAAAATATCTACATGCGAACTGCTTGACAATGTGCGTAACTTGTGCTATGCTGGGTGTACAGAAGACGACATCGCACCCACCACCCAGCCGCCGCGCATACGCCGGTGTCATGCTCTACCGGGTAGCTGGAACCAACGGTAGAGCATTCAAGAAAGGAACGCGATGAGCAATCTATTTTATGTGGCCGTGGATGGGCCGGTGTTCGTTTGGAAGCGCCAAACTCCTGGCCTTACTACCGTTGGTCGTGAGCGATTCCTAACGTTGCCCTTGGCCGCGGCTGCCTGTGAGGTGGTGGCCCGCTGTTACTGCGGGCTGTATCGCTGTTCGCAGTGTGGCACAATCTACGACCCGACGTTTGGCCGAGCGTGTCCCCAGTGCGGCGCGGGTGGGGGGAACTATTGTGACGCGCTGCCTGAGTACCAGAGGGAGGATTACATTGGTACGTGAAATTATTTGCGCTGCCTGCGGGTTGCCTATCGAAGGCGCCGATTTCGACGACCGGCATTGGGCACATGATCCGGACTGCCCACGGTGCGCTGATCCCGATGCCGAGGAGAGTTGCGATTGCGACGTGGAGTATCACGCCGCGTGTTGCCCCGAATGCGATGGAGGAGAACGTTGGTGAGTGAGATAATTCAGAGTAAAGCGATTGCGGGTAAGGTAGCCCGCGTGATGACTACCGTTCGTAAGCTGCGCAAAGATGGCAGCAACGAGTATGATCACTACAAATACATCAGTGCCGACAGCGCGTTCGAGATTGTCGGCGGCGCAATGGCCGAGGTCGGCCTGGTCGCTCTGCCAAGCATCGTCGAACTCACCACCGAGGCGATGAGTAGCGCCACAGGCAAGAGCCAGTTTCGCACCGTGGTGCATGGCCTCATTACGCTGGCCGACGCCGACACGGGCGACACCTGGTCAGGGGACTGGTACGGCGAGGGAGTAGACCGCGCGGACAAATCCATAAATAAGGCCATGACGGCCATGATGAAATACTATCTGCTGCGGCTATTCCAAATCGGCAGCGGTGAAGATGCCGACGCAGATAGCCCAGAGATTGAAGAGCGTCAGACCCAGTCCGCCAAGTTCCAGGCGCAGCATCGGCAGCCAAGCCCCCGGGCTGTCACACCCCCACAGCCCACAGCCAAGCCCGTCTCCGACGATGTTGATTTCGGGATGGGCGGTGAAGAGTGGGACAACCTGCCCAACCGTGCAGCAAGCGACGACGCTTTCTGCGACCGCGCCGCCGCCCTCATGCACAGCGAGACGCAGATCTCCGACCTCGCCGTGAAACTCATCACGAAAGTTACGCAGCTTGACCAGGGATCCGGCGATAAGACCCTGTCCATTGTCAAAAAGGATGGGACGGGCAGCGGCCAGTACGGCCTGCTCACCGGAAAGATTGACGCCCTGGTCGGCAAAAATAATCATCGATTTGTTCTGTCCGCCCTGTGTGGCCGTGTCATCCGCCAGGAGAATCCGCCAGGCTGGAAGACAAAGGACCTGATTGACTGGCTGAACGGCGAGGAGAAGGCCAAGAGCGCCACAGAGCAGGCGATCAGGGATGTGTGGTCTGCGGTGCAACAGGTTGAGCAGGCGCCCGCGTGAGACGCGCGGCCAAAGTGGACGCCAACCAAGACCCCATCGTCAAGGCGCTGAAGGGAATCTTTGGCGACTGCGTGCTTGACCTGAGTAGGGTGGGGGGTGGCTGTCCTGACATTATGGTATCCGTGCGCGGAGTCAATTTGCTGTTGGAAATCAAAACCGACAGCGGCAGGCTCACCCCCGCGCAAATCAGGTTCCATCGAAACTGGTCACGCACCGGGCAAGTGGCGGTCGTGCGCTCGCTTGAGGATGCGTTGGCCATCATAGAAAAGGAGACATGCAGATGACGGACACTCAACTGCGTACGTTCTACGAAACGGTGAATAGGATGATCCAGGCCGAGAAGACCATGCGCAGCATTGTTTTCCCGGTGGGAAACAGCAAGCGTGTTAAGAAACTTGCCGAATGCGATCAGGCGGCTGAGGCCTTAAGTAGAATGGCCGTCGAGTTACAGAAACACGTAAGCCCCACAGGTATCCAGGAGGTTTTGGTCGACGCGGATGAACCACGCCGCGGGGGGTACTGATGGCAACCAAGCGCCCACCTTCGCGTAAGCCGCCTGTCTGCGTCGCGGACGCGACAGGCAGGTTGCGGGGGGGTGCGGGCGGTAGGGCAATCGCCCGCCTTACCGAGACTGATCGCAAGCGCGTGCTGGAACTCGTGCAAAATTTTATGGTGTATGTAAAATGGAAGAAAGGAAAAGCTGATGATTAAGTTGATGAAAATGACTACGAGTTTTATTTCGTGCGCTACAATGGCATGTTTCGCAATTCGGTTCGCACTGGATACGGTGGCGTCGTTGGATCTGCCGGTGATTTGGCCGCAGTGGCTGAAGAAGGTGGTGATATCGTGACGAAAACTGAAATTGCGGAAATTCTGCGCAGCCATGACGAATGGCTGGGCGGCGCAGACGCCGGGCGGCGCGCCGACCTGAGCAGCGCCGACCTGCGCGGCGCCAACCTGCGCGGCGCCAACCTGCCATTCGCCGACCTGCACAACGCCGACCTGCGCGGCGCCAACCTGCGCAGCGCCGACCTGAGCAGCGCCGACCTGCACAACGCCGACCTGCACAACGCCGACCTGCGCGGCGCCAACCTGCGCGACGCCGACCTGCGCGGCGCCAACCTGCGCGGCGCCAACCTGATTCTGGCGGGGCAGGATATTCGCGGTTTTTCGTTTTATGCATACGCCGATGACAATCATGTTGTCGTCATCCGCGCCGGCTGCCGGCAATTCCGCGGAATTGCCGCGGCTATGGCGTACTGGGAAGCGCGCCATACTGATGATGCAATCCTCATGGAGGATTGTCTGTCGCTCGTTAATCGCATAGCGCGGATGGCCGCCATCCGCGGCTGGAAACTCGAACCAGTTGGCGGACTGGACAAAACCGCCAAATCCATGTGAAATGGGTTAGGAGTAGCCATGTCGAAGAATTTCGGACACAATGACCTGCCTGCGCCGAGCGCAGCGCGGCAGGCAGGCGAGGATGAAGCGCCGGCGCCAGACGCGACACCGGCCACCGACGATGTGCGCGGCAAGGCGGTAGTCCTTGCGATACTCGGCGTGCCGTTGCTCTTCGTGACGCCGGTGAGCGTCTTCGGCGCGCTATTCATTTTCGTGGCGTTGCTGATGTTGCTCTTCTCGCCGGTACTCGGTGCTGCGGAGCGAAACGGCAACGAGCAGGCGCGGACGGGCAGCGCCACGCGCGCTGGGTGCGGGCTGTTGCTCGGTATCCTGGTGGCGACGACAGTCTTCGGACTGATCGCCGTATTGGGCGCGGGTGCGCTGACACTGGGGGGACTATGAATCCAGTGCGGAAGCGTTACTTTGACGACGGGCGCGAACCCGAAACCGTGTACGATAGTCACGCAAACTTTGTGCCTGCCCTACCGCCCCAGGCCAGCCCTCTCGCGGGCGCGTTAGGCCAACTCATGCAGACTGCGCCGTCCACAGCCGAACGTGACGCGCTGGCCATCCAACACATGCAGGCGATGAGTGAGAAGAGTACGCCGGTTGATCGCAATGTGGCGCGGCTCATCCATTACGCGGGCTGGGCGATGATTGCCGGCGCGGTGGCCATCGCTCTCTATGCTGCGGGTGTAAAGTCCCCTGTCGCCTGGTGCATATTTGTGGTAGTGCTCGTGGTTGGCGTGGTCAAAGCCAACCACGATGAGAACACCCACTCCCCGGCAGGCGTGGAGCGCCACAAAACAGACGGGTATGTGACGGTGAGACTCGCGGAGATTGACGCGGGCGACCGCGCCAACGAACGCAACCACGAGACGTTTGAGAAGGTGCTAGATAAGGTGTATCATGCTCCGAATCGAGACCTATAACGGCAGGGTGAGCGCGATTGACACCCTGCTGCATGAACTCGCCACCCTGCGCGCGGAGAATAAGCACTTGCGTTCTAAACTCAACCGTCACCTGCGCGGCAGCGCCATCGTACGCGCCGCCATTGCTGATGCACATGCGATCATCCTGGCCGCGTTCAGCGACCAGTCTACCGGGGTGCGCGCCATGGCCACCAACTACGGCATGACGCGGCGCCGCTGGGAGTGGGGCGTAGCCTTCCTGCGCTATGCCGGCATTGTGCCACTCCGCAATCGGAGTTGGCGCAACGGATTACAGTTCCTGATCACGGATCTGAGTGAGGCGATAGGGCTGCTCGAAACATCCGCCAAGGAACTGGATACCCCCGATGGATATCGCCGTTTGCGTGCAACTTTGTATGCGCGTAAAATGTAACGAGCGTGTCACCGCTGCGCAACGTACAGCGTAACCGCAGTGTACGCCTGCGTGTAACGATCGTGTAATGCGTGTGTAACAATCGCCCTCAGACGTACACACCCACCTGTAAGATTTTAAAAAGGAGAATCTGATGAAAGAGATTCCGTGGCAATTTCATTCTATGTACCGCGGGTGCCGCATCGAGCACCGCCCCGGCATGGTCCGCCGCGGCTGGTGCAGCACCTACCACAATTGGTACAGACCGGATGGCGAAGTGGGGACGTTCATCCATCATAGTTTGGAGAACGCCCGTTCGCACATCGACAAATCGCATAAAGATTTGGGCGATAAAATAGCATTGAAGGAAAATTCCAATGATTAAATTAATGAACAGCGCCATGATGCCGCAGCCTGGCAAATACGAGCTGGAACGATTGACACGTAACCAGTTTATTAGCATTTTGCGCGATAATGGAGAGGTGGATAGCTACGTCGGCTATCCACAAACAGCGGAGTTCGTGGAACGAATCAGCGGCGTGTCGGTGGCTGTCTCGCGCCGGCAAACGGTTCTGATGGACGGTGACCGCGTACTGGTGGTCAAACTGGCCTATCGTCCGCAAGACGCGGGCGGCAAAGGCGCACCGGTCGATGAAAATGACTACGAATTTTTCTTGATACGCTTCGTACAACCGGCAGCCCCGCGGTGACGGCTGCCTGTCCTGGCGAAGTGAAAGTAATCGCCGGTAGCGCGGAATAGGCAGTAACAGCAGCGCCCAATGTTTCACGTGAAACATTGGGCGCTGCTGTTACTGCTCACTTGCACTTACACTTGCTCATCGGCATACCGCATTTTTTGCACTTTTTCTCTGGCTTTGTTTTTCCCTTTGCCATAACTCCTCCTATCTAAAAAACATTTGAACCACGTGCATGAGAATGACGACGATCAGCAGGTAGCTATTTAACTGGCTCTGCCATTTCTGCATACGCTGTGTGCGGAGTAATCCCGGCTCACCGCTGCGCTCATCCTCATACATATATCGTTCCAAGGTTGCTACCCTCTCTTCCAATGTTCGATTGCGCGGTGGATTGTACTCGTCGTTGAAACTGATGTTGACATCCGCCCGGCTGCTGCCTCGTCCGTCTACCCCGGTGACCTTGCCGCTATTATCTCCAATGTCCTGTGACACGTCAATCATCGAAAGTAATGCCCAAGGGCCATCAACCACCTAATCACGCAATCCTATCCCGGCGAGCGCCATCTGGAAAATGCGCGGCCGCATTCTATATATGTCGCGCTCCCAAAGTTCTACTACCGCACTAATGCGCACGCCATGATACATCGTGCCTACCAACCGCAATGTTACGGTAGCATCTTTCTGCCCGTGCGCTGCTGTGCGCGCGTGCCAATATTCGCCCTGCACCTGCCAGGCTAACCCCATGCCGCCATACTGGACAACGAAGTCAGGGACTAGCCCGCCCTTGGCCCGCCGCCCGCCGAAGAGCATAGCCTGGTACGTGAACGGAATTTTCCTATCCGTCAGCCAACACCAGACAATCAGTTCAGGGATAGAGGCGGCAGGGTATTCCGGCTTCATGGCGAGCACGCGCTTGGCGAGTTTCACATCCGCCGACCGCCCACCCAAATCGCGTATCAGTTCCTGGAGTGCGTCCGGTTCGCGTTCGGCGACCTTCGGCGCGGCCCCCGTCATGTCTGGCAGCTTGCGCCGCTTGCCGCCCGGCATACGCGGCATCCGTTTAAGTTTAGTTACAGCCATACACCCCTATGCACCCCTCCATACACCCCTATGCACCCCTCCATACACCCCTATGCAGTATACGCGCCATTGCGTATCTGCTCAATCGTCATGTTGTAGATGGAATTGAACGCTATCTCGCCGTTGTACCACTCCACATCATCATTTTGAATCGCGCATCCCATGACCTTGCACTCATACTGCACCCCATCCATGTCGCGGAAAATAAACGGCGGAACCTGCGTAATCAGAGTGTCCAGGTGGCTGCGCTTTTGGTTGGCGTTGTAGGTGGAGATCATGCCGCCCAACTCCTGCTGATTGTTGGAGCACAGAATGGGGAAGCTCCACCGGAACCAGTCGCTAACCATCGGGTGGTATTTCACCCTCACCGCCCGGATGAGCGGTGAGACGCCGGGGGTATCGGTGTGAATCTCCAAGCCTATTTTGAGTTGCCTACTCTGCGGGCGCGTGTCGTAGTCGCTCCATCGCAGCTCCTGCCGGTCACTGGTTACAGTCCCCAACAATTCCCACGCGGTGGACGCATCATCCTTCCAGTATACATTGACATACTGGTCGGCGTTGAAGTCCTCTCCTGAAACGTATACCGACTCGAAATCTTTCTCAACCTCTTTGAGTCCGCCAAAAAACCAGTCGGTTTCCATCCAGCCCACGGGCGCAAACTCCGGGTCGTTGACATCCACCACCTGCGCTACGTCCGGCAAGTACAGGCTAAACACATGGCCGGTGCTAGCTCCGATATACAGCCGTTGATTGCTTCTACGGTAGTACAGGCTGGCGATGCTCATCGTAGGCGGTAGGTGCGCGATGTGGTGCCAGCCCTGCGTCGTCCATGCCCAAACGGTAGCGCCCTCGGTCGTGCCGTCGCGGGGGTTGACGGCCATGAGTAGCCAATTGTTAGTGCTGGTGAGCGCGGCCACATTGCCTTGTAGGTCAGCGGGCAACCCTTCGCCCAGGTCAATGCCCACCGGCAACATGGCGCTTCCGTCGTATCTGATCAGGCTTTCTTGGAGCGGAATAAATATCTGCCCCTGGTAGTGGAGCATGCGCAGCCCATTGCGCGCAGACGGACTGCCCCACACGGTGACGCCCTGCACCTCGTCGCCGAACCCGACATAGACGAGTTCTTTTTCTGTGGAGACATAGACATAATCGCCCAGCCCCGCAATGCCGGTGACAAGTTCGCCGTCAAAGCCGATGACAATCGGACCCGTCCATTGAGCGCCGGTAGCCGCGGGCGTGCTCGTGTAGAAAACGTTCTGCCCATAGCCGGCCCAGAGGAATCCGCCCCACTGCGCGAGGTGCGCAACCTCCCCGGCGCCGCCGTCTGGAACCGTAAACCCGGTCACTGTTTCGCTGACGTTCATGTTGGACGCAGACGCCGCGGCCGTGTCTAGCGCAATATAAAGATAGTCGCCTAGCGCCAGGATTTGCGTTCCCTTGGCGCTGCCCACCGCGGCGGTCCAGCCGGGGGGGGCGGGTGGTCCGGCCTCATCGCGATAGTAAATCGCGGTGGCAGTGTTGTTCACCGCGTACAATCTGCCGTTGAACTCGGCCAACTGGACGTTGCCGCGTGGCAGCGCGTTGCTGTCTCCGTAGGCTTCCACATTGAGAAGCAGTCCAAAAACACTGGTGCTCGATTGCCAAGCCGATCCGTTGTAGTAGGCCGCCTCTGGCCCCCCGGCACTGTCATCCTGCGCTGGCAGTGTCCCCGTACTCGCCACTTCCAGGCTGAGCCAGTAATTAGCGGATGTAATGCTCTGACTAATCGTTGATGCCTTGTACCAGGCATAGCCGGGCGTTTCGCTGCTACTGGTTACGGTGCAGGTAGTAATACTGGTTCCCGGCGCGCCTGCTGTATCCCCCGACAGGCGAATGGTAAAGGTCTGGCCGTTGTTTTTGAGGTACACCCAGATGGCGGATAGGGTGCGGCCGGCGCCGCCGCCAATTTTCATTGCCCATTTTTGGTAAGTCTGGCCGGTACCGATAGTGAGTTCGTCTGCGATCCAGCTCGCATCAGCGTCATGCACAGTAGCACTATCACTCATTTCAAAGCGCAGGTGGCGCGGGAGTAACACCTGTCCCGGGTAGCGCGTCTCGCACTCGCCATAGAGAAATCCGCCCGCCTCCGCGTCTTTCTGCCCGACGCCCATTTGCCAGTTATCCATCACCCAGTACGACCAATTTTGCAGGTCGTCATAGTCGCCTGCGCCCGTGGCGAGCTTGGCCGCGAACTGGTTGGCAGGAGCCTTACTGTATAGGTCTGTGTTGGCGATCATGTAGTCGCGTAACGCGCCTACGTTGCCGAGTGCTATATGTCCAGCCACTCTCTACTCCTACACTGTGCTGAAACAAATGTTATTCAATTGAAAGAAACTGGCCGCAGCTCCTGAAGATATAGTAATACCACCTGCTGTACCAATGTCTATTCTGGCATATGCGTCATCCCCTACTACTACTGATGTGAATGTAGCAGACGGTCTGTATCCCGACGGGAGCGTTCCTATTGTATTGTCAGCGCCACTAGACCTGACAACTAACCCACGTATAAAAACTAAATCCCCAATTTTTTTATATTCAGCATTAAAGTGCCCACCTCCGTAGTTTGCCCAGTTTCCGGCTGTATTTAATGTGAGCGCTGTCCACGCCCCCGTACTACCCGTAATGGTCGGGTCAGAAATGGTCGGGGCGGTCAGGGTTTTGTTGGTCAGTGTCTGCGTGTTAGTGGTGCCGACAACCGCCCCTGTCGCCCCGTGCGCCGCAGTGGCGGCAACGTGCGTGTCAATCTGCGCATGAGTATTTGTGCCGATATTCGTAATCGCCGTATGGTCAATGTCGCCATCCGCAATCATGGTAGCATCTACCTGCCCGCCGGCGTCCAGTTTGACAGGTTTCCCCGCGTCACCCGCCCCGGCGCTTACGTTGATGTGCTCGGCTTCTGTGAAATAGCGACTATCGAGCGCGCCTTGGTCCACCAATTCCTTCTTGGTGAAAAAGTTACTGCGGATCCATGCCTTAATATTTTCAATCACTGGCGTGTTTACTCCAAGTTTACTCCAAGTTTACTCCAAGATGACTCTAACTTCTACTGTCCCCCCCACTGGCGCGCGTAGTATTGATAGTGGCTCTCGTCCAACGTGCCCGCCGCCTCGCGGCCTAACCGCATCTTGGGTTTGCGGTTGGGCACATAGCCGCGCCAGAAGGCGCGCGCCATGTCGTTATAATACATGGCCTGGCGCTCGTGGTGCGTGCGCTCTGACTCGGCGGCATCGGTCAGGAAAAGCGCGTGCAGAAAGCCGCGCACATAGTTGTACATCTGGCCGAACAGGTCAGCCCGATGCCCCCCCACCCCCCAGGTCACGGTATCCGCGCTGTCATGCGTGGCCGCGGTTGTCTCATTTAGTCCTCTGAGTAGATTGCTCAGAGTGGTAGTGCTGACGCCATACGTAACGCCCGCATAATGCAACCACTCCGAATCAATCTTGATATAGCCCGCGTCACTGATATCAGTGACCGCGGTAGAAAGGACTAATGAAGTATCGGTGGCTGTAATCCCCGCGTTCAGCGCGGGGATGGTGAGCGGAACCTGTCCGTTGTACGACCACCAGATAACGCGCGCGTCGTCGGTAGCCGGGGAGAACTCCAGTCGCAGTTTCTGCCCGCCGCTACCGTCCGGCTCCACCGTAAACGCCTGTACGTCTACCCAAGTTTCGGCTTCCAGACTGATTCCGCTCACGTTTGGGAAATAGGATGAGTAGCGCTTTTGCTGCGGGTCGATGCTGCCGCGGATGTAGGCCGGCAATGCGTAGTCTACGGCGCCAGACACATAGCCGCCGCTGATGGTGTACAGGTGTGGCACGGTGACGCGATTGTGCCAGGTCAGCAGGCAGTCATTGATGCCGGTGTAGACCTCGTGGTCAGGCCAACGCGCGCCTTCGGGGTCGCGCATTCGCCGCCGCATGTCCGCTAACAAGTCGCTCTGTGAGCGTAAAAATGGAATGGTGATCATGCTACCCTGCACAGTATTTTGAAATTAGCCTCGTGTACGTTGCTGTTGCTATCCGTGAACAACACATCGGCGCGGTAGTCATGGCCAACGGTTAGCGACCCAATGCGCTTGGTCGTGATGACATCCGCAGCCGCGCTGTTACTGCCCGCGGTGGTTGTGCTCGTGACATCCGTCTCCGTTCCCGGCGTGGTCACATCATACACAATCAGCGTAATGCTGGTCGGCGTGCTACCCCAAGGCGTGGTCGTGATGGAGTAGCTGATGCTCTCTTGTGGCGTTTGGCGTTGGGGCGATTCGTTGACGTACATTAGCCACCGGAGGATAGAGTTAGAGTGTACGTAAATTCCACGGCATCCCCATTTACCACGTTGACCGCACTAAAAACCGTCCGATCCATGAGCGTACCTGTCGTGGCGTCGTTGAATAATCCGTGCTCCGTGACAGCCTTGGTGGTGGTGTAGGAGACAGTGCCAACGCTGCGGTAGGCGTTGGCTGCGCTTTCGGTTTGGGTGCCGGTCGCGCGTGCTTCGCCGTCCGTGGTTTCAATGGTGGTGTCGGCCGCATTTTCCGCGGTTACACCAACGCCCCCGTCGTGATACTTGAAGTCCCCAAACACCGACGTTTCGGTTTGGAGTTGGTCAGTCACGAAATTGACGAACGCGGTCGTTACCACGCGATAGCCGACGACGCCGTAGTCAATCGTCCAGCCGTCAGGGCGGCGTAGTTTTAACGATAACTGCCCGGTCAGGGTCGGAATGCCCGTGAGCCAAGAAAATGCAATGGCGGCCTTTGTGTACAGCCAGCCGCGCCAATACGCTGTGCGCAGTGCGTTGCGCACGCGCCACGCCACAGGCGCACTTTTGTAGAGTTTGCGAACGGTCACCCCGCCCGCCATATGGAGATTGCCGATCATTTGTTCCTCACTGTCTGCCTGTCGCGTCAGCGACGCAGACAGGTCAATGAATTGCGAATGGCCACCGTCCACGCGCGGAGGCGGGGCGGTAGGGTTAGCGTGCGTCTGGCCGCCAGTGTCAGCGCAACCGCGGCCTGGGCGAACGCTCTGGTGAGCGCGCCCGCGCTCGTGAGCGTGCCCCCAAGCGTAAGCTTCGCCTTTCGGGCGAGCGCGCCGGCACTGGTTAGGGTGCCGACAAAACTCTTTTTGGCCTTGCGAATCAGCGCGCCACTGCTGGTCAGCGTGCCGCCTACCGCCTGCTGGAAAATGTGCAGGATTTGACTGGCCAGTCCGCCCGCGGTCGTAAGCACACCCGCCAATATCTTGGATGTTTCACGTGAAACATTGCCCGCGCTGGTCAGTGCGCCCGTAAAGCTCTTCGATGTCTCGCGTGTGAGCGTGCCTGCACTCGTGAGCGTCCCCGTCAGCGCCACATACACGGTACGTATGGCGGCCAATGCGCCACTGCTCGTCAATGTCCCCGTGAGAGCTTTGGATGTTTCACGTGAAACATTGCCAGCACTGGTCAGTGCTCCTGTCAGCGCCTTGGCGCATTTACGGACAAGTGTGCCGGCGCTCGTGAGTGTCCCGGCCGCGCTCTGGGTGTAGGTTGTGCCGCCCGCCGGTTTGATGCTGACGGCGACACAGCACCAGTCGTTGACAGCGCTCAGGTCGTTAGCTGCGCCCAACTGTGTGGCCGCGGGACTGACTACACTTTCGTACCAGACTGAACAGGAGGTCAGCGCGCCACCGCTACCCGCTGTGTTGTTGATGCTAATCTGCGTTTCGCCGCCAGGAACCGTAAATGTACTGTTGCGATGCGTCCCCACGGCGACCGCCCAGGCGTTGGCGGTGACGGTCGTGACACTGACGAGCATATCATCGTCGTCGGTCACTGGCGGCCCCGCGGCGCTGCCGGTGGCCTCAATCGCGCCGCTGCCGTTTGTGCCGCTGGTGTCCATACCAGTAAAACGACAAGCGACAGCGAGTGCGGGTAGCGTGTTGCTGGTAACGGTGACGGTGATTTGCCCGGCGCTCGGACTCGCACCCATCGCACGGAAAATGTGGACGCCGTTCTGCGCTTGCGCATTGTCTACCGCAATGGACTCGACAAAGGTCAGGCCGTTGCCGCTAACGCTAACAGTGCGCGTTTCATCGCGCACCGCCACGAATACCAGCACCAGTTCGTTTGCGCCTGGTGTCCAACTGGTGAGTGTGAAACTCGCCTGATCCGGCGTCGAGCCGGTGACGGTTTCAGCGACAGCAATCGCCATTTAGACCGCCGCCAGAATGCCGGTGACGGTAATCGCGCCGCTTGTCCACGCTGAGATACGCGCCCGAAACTGCGCCAATCCCGTCACGTCCACGCGAAAGATGCCGTCCGCGGTGGCGGTAAGGGCTGCCGTCCCTGTGTCCAGCGGCGTGACAAGCAATCCTTTCCAGTTCGTACTGTCAATCGTGGCCTCCCAGGTGATTGTAGCCGTGGTAATGCCCTGCACCTGGAGCGCTAGCTGTTTACACGCGCCGCCCGCCACCTCTGTACATTCAATGGCTGTGCCGTTGCCGGTCGCGACCGCGGCGGGTTGCATGACGACAGTTTTGTACTGGCCGCCCGAAACTTGCATGTTAGTTATCCCCCTCCGGTGCGATTTGCAGCCAGTTCGTACCGTCGCCAAGAAGCTGGAGAACGTCATACTGACTCAATGCCGCATTGCCAGACAGTTTCAGCGTGCCGGTGTCGGTGAAGGTGATGGTTGTGGCCGCCACGTTCGTGATGATGAGCAGCCGTCCGGCTGTCGGGTTGGCAATATCACTCGTGCCGGTGTTTGCCGTCGAGCTAATCGGAACATAGGTGCCGAGTGGGGTCACGGTGCTCCCATCGCTGACGACAATCGTCGTCTGGGCAGTAATGGTTTCCCAGCCGCCGACGCCCAGATCATCACCGACCGTCACATCATCCACAGACGTTACGTCGTCGGCCGTCAGCAGACCGGTGTTACTGACGGTCACCAGGTCAGTCCCGCTACTATTTTCAACAACGAACGACGCACTGGTCTGTGTGGTGTAACCTTGCACCGTGAGTTGTACAGCGTCTGCCGCTCCATCAATGATTGCATTGTCAGCAACCGTGAGCACGCCACCGCTGTCGGATACATTGCCTTGCAAATCGCTGGTACTGGCGATCACCAATGCGCCCGCATTGCTGATGGTAGCTACGTCTGTCCCTCCACTGTTTTCGACGACAAATGATAGGGTGGTTTGCGTGGTGTAACCCTGGACAGTAAGCTGAACGGCGTCCGCCTGGCCGTCAATGATTGCATTATCGGCAACCGTGAACACACCTTCAGTGTCACTCACATTGCCTTTCAGGTCACTGGTTGAATCCACCTGGAGCGTAGACAGCAGCCACACCTGCCCATGTGCGCGCAGGTCGGTAACGAAATCGAACCAACCAATACCGCTGCCTTGTCCCAGCGCGGTTCCTCCTGCCGCCAGGAGGAATACACACACAAATAGCGAAATGAGCATCTTTCTCATAGTTCCTCCTAGCGTAGGTAGAAAATCTTGATAGTCAGCGCGCCCGCTGTCACCAGGCCCCAATCGGAGCCGGCGGTAATGGTGAGCGTGACTGTTTTGGCGGTCGTGTGAATCTTTGTACCACTCACCGCGCCGCCGTCAATGGCCGCGATGGTCGTGAATACGTCGAGCGTGCTGGTGTTGTAGCGGTCTGTATCCGTGCCATCGCCGACGATCAGCGCTGCCGAGGTGTCCCCTGCAAAGCCCGTTACATCCTGGATGATGGTTTGCAGCACCCAGGCGCCGGCGGGGATTTGCGTCTTGAGCGCGTAGGTGCCGGCCGCCCCGCCGCCATCGGTGAAGTCCGCCAGCGCCACGGTTTCAGCCAGGCATTGCAGCCCCGCCCAATCGTTATCCGCGCTGTCGTTTTTGAGCTTGACAAGCGGCAGATTCACCAAGTCGTTGGTCAAGTCGCGCTGCATATACATGCTGCCCGCGCCGACTTGAATCCAGTCGCCACCGTCACCGTCCACCGGGTCAACGCCGTACCATTCGGTTGGGTTTTGCCCGGCAACGCCGCTTTCCAAATACTCAGGGTAGTTGTACCACATGGTTTCCTCCCCTTATTTGCTCGTGCTGAACGTGTGAATGCGCGCGTGTGCCGTCTCGTTGGCCAACACAAACGAAAATTCTCCAAGAACTTCCTTGACATCATAGTCACCGGTGCTGGCGCGGTCGTACAGGTCGAAATTGCGGAAGGTAATCCATCCCATCCGGTCCGGTTCAATGATGTACAGGTGGTCGGTCGGACACCATTTGTCATACATCACTTCCAGTTCCCCGAAGTCAGTGACTATGGTGGTGATGATTGCGCCGCCGCGGTCTTCTGACCGGTCGGTGCGAATCGCGCCCTTGAAGAAATTAGAAATTTTGCGCCGTCCCCAAGCGCCGCACACGATGGTGTCAGGCGACCCGCCCGCCTCATAACACAATTGCATGTTGTCTTCGATCATCTTCAGGGTGAGCGAAGCGCTTGCCGCGTTCGTGACGTTGGTGGTCACGAACTGATTAAAACCGCCCATGCTGCGCGCGGTGCTGGCACTGCCGGCCGCGCGCATACCGTGATAGAAAGACTTGCACAGGAGGATAGCCAGTTTCCCGGCTTTGCCCCGCGACCCAATGCCATCGCCGCCGCCGATAAGCTTCGACAGGTTGTAGGCCATCGTGTCACTAATTCCGTATTTGGGATTGACTTTCTCTGACCCGGTAATCACGACTGCTTCCGCCAAAATTTGCGTGTAGTTGTAAGGTACGCTGATCGTAGTGGTATGGCCGGTGTCGTAGTCTGCACCTTCCAGCCGCGCGCTGGTCACGATCTCCCAGGCGGTGTCGTCGTCGTGCGTTGCCGCCGTAGTGCCGGCAAAGCCGCGTACGACGGTCGCGGTGTTAGTCGCGACTGCCGAGACGTACATCAGCTCGCTGCCGACTTTGAGAATATCGCCCTCTTTGAGAATATCGCCCTCGCCGGTCTGCACGTCTACGCCGGTTTCGCTGTCGTCGAGCGCCTCGTTCAGCGTGCCGGTTCTCGGGCTCATGGTATCCTCTATCCACTCTGCTTTGGTGTTTGGCCAATTGAGCAGGCGGAACTTTTTGGCATTGTCCAGTCCTAGACGGTTCAGAAGCGGCGCTTCCGTCCAGTCAATCAAATGTACTAAATCACCGATGCCACGCTTGATATTGTTGGTATCGGTGTAGGTTGTTCGTGTACCCGTTGCCACTGTCTACTCCTTGAAGCGTTGCTTCAATATATGGCGTGCGTACCCTATCGAATCCTTGCGTTTCAGTAACCGTGCGGCTTCGGCCTCCCATTCGTCGTCAGGCGTGATAGAAGCCCCACCGCCCAGATCGACATCGTTGGCCGCGCGTTTCTCTGCTCTAGCCGCTGCGGTGGCTGCGCTGCGTTGTGGTAGGTTTTTCAGCGCGTAGTCCGCTGCTAAATCCCATGCCTCATCTGCGTCTTGTGCGTTGGCGTATGCCTCGTACGGCACCCCCACCTCCGCGAAACGGTTCGTAATTCGCTGAAAGATTTTCGCCCGCCCCTCTTCGATTTGCTTCTGCTGCTGTAGCGCAGATAGCATTCGTTTCAGTTTGTTGTTCTCGAACGCGAGCTTTGACGGCTCATCGAGTCCTTGCGTTTGCAGTTGTTCAAGCTGCTGCTCGTACCAAGCCTGGCGCTGCGCGTCTCCCTGGCGCTGGCGTTCGGCGCGGTCAAGCGCGCTCTGCAATGCCGCGTGCTTTTTGTCCTGCTCACTCTTCCATTTGCGGAAGTTGGGATCATCGTCCAAGGATGGTTTCTTGGTCGGCTTCCCCTGCTCTGCCTCTCTCGGCTGTCGTCCGGCTTCGTCGTCGCCTGTCGATAGGTCTGTCACCTCTGGGGTAACTACCTCTTCAACTGCGCCGTCATCCCCGGCCAACTCTTCTATCAGCTTGGCCACTGGTTTAACTCCTGTCGTAAGGTTTGGGAAATAAAAAAGGCCACGTCTCAATTTGAGACGTGGCCTTTCGGTTTCCCGCTAAGCGTATTTAGTTGTGCCCCGTAGGGCTAGGCGTCCAGGTAGGAATTGCACCCCAAGCGGTAGCTTATGAGACTACCGCCGCACTGCGCCCTGTCCGCAAACTTCCCGTGCCGCCACTTTGCTGGCATCCTTAGTATATGCAATCTGGGGCTGATTGTCAATAGTTGAGAATGATTCTCAGCTACCATTCAAGGCTTTTTCATGCGTGGCGCGTTCCATTGCAATTTTTGCAGCGTGCTTCGGCGTGTTGGCGCGAACCCAGATCCTCCAGCAATCGGGATGGCTTTTATCTATATCGTCTCTCCACTCATCCGGGAACAGTACCGCAAAACACCCGCCCCGGTCAGTTGAATAATGGACTCGGTAGGGCAACCTTCCTCCGTGCTCTGGCATAGGGCCTTCGTTCAGTGTCCACTCTTCAGCGAATGCCTTCTGCTCCCCAATCGCTTGAACATGCGCAAGAGCAACCGATTTATGAGCCTCATCGTAAACCGCAACAATATGATAATCGGAATAGGAACCCTCGGTAACGACATAAATTTTTTCCATAATTTATTCTACCATCCTGGCCGCCACCCGCGCAAGCCTGGTCGCCACGGCGCTTGTGCGCCCGGCTGCGGCATCAGGTCCATGGTCATGCGCTGCGCGTTCACCTGCGGCATTAGACCCGCCGTCTGTTGTACGGTCAAGGGTTTGGGTGGGGCAGGGTCCTTGGCTCCATAGTGCCAGTTGATATTGCCTACGCCGTCGATCCAGGCGGGGCGTTTAATGCCCGTCTGCTCTTCGTATTCGTCCCAATTCATGGTTGACACCTCACTATATTTCGTGCTATGGTATGCGTATCCGGTTGGACAGTGGCGGGTCAGTGTAGACGACTAACCGCTTTTCGGGGGAACTGTTCAGCCGGATTTTCTATTGCGTTTTTATTCCACGTATCCACGACGGCGACCACTTGCGCGGCTCGCCTGGTCGCAGTTGTTTCCCGGCATTCAGCCAATCCAAATCAATCTGCGGGTTCTGGTAACTGGCCATGCGTGGCGGCTCTGCTAATCCGCTGGCCATGCTCTGGCCGTACACATTCGGCATATTGACGATTGTTTTGCGCTCAGTCGGTTGGTAGCCGCCGTATCCACCATGAGCACCCCCGCCGCCTCCACTGCGCGGCGTGTATTCTTTCTTCTCTCTGCCATACCACCAATCCGCCCACGCGTTATACTGCGGGTTCTTCTCGTACCATAACCGGCGCTGGGTAGCGTCCCACCCGCGCTTGAACTGAGAAACAACATCCCAAATGTTGTCGCCGAACATTTCTTTGGCCGTCGCATAGTCCGCGCCGAAGTTATATTTAAAATCGTCGCTGCCTTCCTTAGATTCGTCGTAGTTGGCGGGTCGGCCATTCAACCATGCGCCGAAGAGAAAGGCTTTGGGATTCTTGTCGTAGTATTGCGCTCTGGCCGCCTTGGCCTCTGGCGTGTCGGCATAGGCGGGTGTGAGCGCCCAGCGTCCCAGCGCGTCATCGCCAAACTCTTTGAGCGCTGGAGCCAATTCCTTGCTGTTGTAGGCGTACAGGTTGATCGCACGCATGACGGGATTTTTAGTAAGGTACTCCTTACGGGCATCTCCCTTGGGAAGCGAGTAATACTCGTCCCACATGGCCGCCCCACCCGTATCAAAGAACTTTAGCACGGCGCTGCGCCTGGCCGCCCACTCTGCGCGGGTCATCTCGCCCTTGACCCATTTGTCATTCATCGAAGCATAGTCGCGCGCTGTCTTTAGGTCTGCGCTGCCGGTTGTAGCTGCGGTGGGCTGCTCACCAGGCAAGGGCGAAAAGGTTGGCTGTACTGGCGCCCCCTTGCGCGTGCTGCCGGTCGCGCTCATCTGTGACGGTATAGCCTCACCGCCCAGAATGCTCGCATTCAGTTCGTTAGCGCGCTGTGTCCAGGGATTAGATGCAGGCTGGTTCAGCACATTATCCCAATTGCGATTGACCCACGGGCTGGGCTGTTGTTCCTCAGCCGGCGCATAGGGGTCGAAGGTTCCCAATGCCTGCCGTTCGCTACCCACGGGGCGCGGCCCGGTGTAGCCTTCCCCCGCGCCTGCGTTGGGGATAATCGCTTCATCCTCTGGCGTGGTCGTCGCGTTGGGATCATAACTCGCCTGGTCAACGTCTTGGAATTCTTTTTTCCACTCCTTGTAGCCGGTGTAGAGCATGTGCTCTTCCGGGTTGGCCTTCAGCCACGCTACAAAAGCGGCCTTGCCTTCGTTCGGTACGCTGTTGAGAATGTCGAAAATGTTGGGACCAAATATCTTGACTGCCTCGTCATAGGCGGCCCCGTAACTGTCTGTACCTCTGGCGTCACCAAAGCGCCGCCCTTTTAGCCAGAGTTTGGCCGCTTCTGCATTCGGATACTGATCGTTAAATGCCGCGGCCTCAGCGTAATAGGCGTTTAGTTGCGCCTCTGTTGCCCCATCGCCGGGATGCTTGGGCCCATTCTGCACCATCGCGAACGCGTCCGCCCCAAAGCGTTTGACAAATTCGTCATACTCCTGCGGATGGAAGCTGGCAAGCATTGCCTGATCGACAAGCGGGTTGGCTTGCTTGTATGCCTTGCGTTCTTCCCCAGTTTTGGGCAGGGCGTAATACTGAGATAACAACTCATTCCCTGCCGCCCCCATGCGCTCGTCTACGTTCTTCTCGTTCAGCTTATATTGCGCGTCCTCTACCTCTTCAACAAAACTTTGCCGGTCGCTCCAGGCTTTTTCCACATCCCCGGCATATCTGTTCTCATACCCGCGCAATAGCTCACTGGCGTACATATCCTTGACCATCTTACGCGCGGCATCCTTCCAGGGATCAGGGTACGTGTCATCCTGATTCAGCAACTGCGTGAACTGGCGGTCGTAGTAGTCGAGTCTGGCGGTGTCCCATTTGGCTTTGTCCAGGTAATAGGCTTTCTTGTCCTCTGGACTGGCATCCTTCCCGGGGTAGACAGGCTTCCCCGCCGGCTTGTGACTGAGAACCGACTGCACAAATCCCGCGGCATGTTCAACGGGATTCATGTAGGTAGTGTTGAGATGTTTGGTTTCCTTCTCCGGCAATGATGGATACTTCGCCTTGAGTTCCTCTACCCTATCCCAGAAAGGTGATTTGAAATCATTTACCTCTTTGCTCGTGGCGTCCGGATTGTCAATTAAATATTTAGCAACCGCCTGCGTCATCTCATTCATAATGACGCCGTGCGCGTTATAGTATTCGTTCTGTACGGCCTTCTCCCCTGGGCGCAACCGTTTGCGATCATCACCCTGCGGATAGAGAACGCTGTAATTGAAGGTGGCGTCAAAGGCTTCGGGCTGCATTCCGGTGTAAGCGTTGACGGCTTCTCTGCTGCCGTAGGGGTTGGTTACCTCATTGTAACCTAACTTTGGGCGCGTCTCTTTCATCTCGCGCATCTGCTGTTCTTCGGGCGACAGGTTATAGCCCGGTATGCCGGTGAGAAATGCCATTGCGCGGTTCTGAAATCTATCCCACCCTGCCGCCGATGCGCCCTGTTGCCAGGCCCCGGCTGCCCCGGCTGATTGCTCCGGTAGCGGTTGACTGCCCGTCTGCTGCTGATAGCCTACGTCACTGGCCCACATTGCATCCTGCGGGTTGACCTCCCCGCGCAGTCCGGCAAGCGCCACCTGTTTCCCGGCGCGCCCATAGTCGTATTCGTCGCCATAGGATAGCGCGCCCTGCGGTCCCATCTGACCGGTCATGCCCTGCCGCGCGTAGCCCGCAAGCTTGTACAGGGGCAGGACATCCCCCAGTTGGAATTCGTCAGTTCTCCTCTTGCCGCCCGGTAATGGGTTGCTCTGGTCGAGCGCGTAGTTCATCGCATAGCTGGCGAGCGGATACATGGCGGGGGTGTATTTCTGGACGGTCATCTTCCAGCGCTCAAACTCACTGCGCGCGTCATCGGGATTGACGAAATCGCTGCCCAGATACATCGCGATGGGTAGCGCAAATGTTAATGGGTTGAGTAGGCGATCCGGTCCGAAGGGTAGCGGATTCTGCACCGTGCCGCGCAGATGTTCCGGTACGTTGTTTTGCTGATTCTCCATCTCAATCGCCCGTTGCGACTCATACCACATATTGACGATACCGGGTTTCTGTACGGCGCGCGCCAGCCAGTTTTTAGCGCTGTGACTCCAAAAATAATGAAACGGAAAAAGTATAGCCAGCCACACATCCAGATTGCGCTTGTCGTGATAGTTGAGCATGGCGAAGTTGCCCATCTGCTCGCCGGTGCGCACAGCCCCCGCCAAGATGTTATCGTACTGCGGGAGCATCTCTTGTAGCGCATCGAGCACGCGCAGTTGCTGCGCCGGCGTCATCGTGTTCGGCTTGCCCGCCAACAGTTCCGGCAAGCGTTGGATGATTCGTTTTTCCGCGTCGCCCAAGGTTCTGATCGTGTGCTGCGCGACCTCGCCCATTTCGGGCGCTTTCTTGCCTAGTAGCTCGGTGAGGTTGCTATTGACGCCGCTCACTAGTTTGTATAGGTCGGTTTGTTTGGCGCTCTCGGTCAGGCCATAGGGATTCCAGCCACTGGCGTTACTCGCCAGTTTATAGGGCGTTTCGTGTAAAACTTGCAATTGGTCAATCAATTTTCCGAACGCCTGCCCCAGCCCTACACCCATCTCTGTTTCCATCGGCGTAGAAACAAAGGGCGTTTTTAGCCTAACATAATCCTGGACTAGCGCCTTCACGCTGGCCTGGTCAGTAATCTTTACTCCGGCAATGGTTAGCCCGCTGAATTTGTTTAGCTGCGCCGCGGTCAGCGGATTTTTCCCCGCCGCCACTTTCGCCGCAAGTTCATCAATCGGAGGCAACTGGTATTCATAGGCATAATCTTGCCAAGCCCTACGAATGTCGCCGGAGGTAAACCCCTGTGTACTCTTGGCCAGGGGTGGCTTCGTGGGTGTAGCCGCGGGCAAAGTTTTTACTTCCACGTCTGGTCCTGTGGCTGTATATTTTGCGTAATCGGTCGGCTGGTCGCCTGCGGCCTGTGTGAGTTTATAGGCGTCCTGTTGCGCCAGCGCTTCCGCCTCTTGTGCCGCCCACTTCGCCGCACTGTCGGCGTCAAGCTCCTTGATCAGCGTATCGACAATGTTCGTGTTCTCCCCGATGACCCGGTAAAAGTCCTGCAATACTTTCAGCGGCACTTCGGGCAGCGCGGCGGCGAGGGTTCCCGCCTTGCGCTGCTTGGCCAGTTCCACCGGGTCGGCGAATCGTTCAAGCGCGCCGGTCGCCACATTGCGCGCTTGCCAGTAGCCATCCTGTAATTTCCCGACGAGTTGAAACTCGCCGCCCGCAAAATCATCGGTCCACTTGAGCGCGCCCTTCGCCATATCCGCCACGCCACTAGCCACAATTAACCGCTTGACGACATTGTTGTGGACAACGGCATTGTCAAAGAACTCAGCCCACACTTGATTACGCAGTTTGTAATAGGCGTCCGTTTGCTTGGGTAGCATACTGGCGCGTTTGTCGGCCAGGAATGCCGCGGCCTTTGCGCCTAGCTCCTCCATCTTGCGTAGTCCATCGGCCATCAGGTCAAGACTGTTTTGTGACGGATAGCGTCTGAACGCACTGAAAAGCTCTACAGCGCTCTTATCGACATACTTGCGGTTAGCATCCAGTGCCTTAGCAAACACGTCGCCTGCGGCTTGTGGTGAGCCTACGCCGAGTCCTGCGGTGCGCGCCGCCTGAATCTCTGCCTCATCGTAGGATGCATAGCGCTTGATGACATCGAACCAGTCATACGCGCCCTCTACAGGTTGACCCTGCTCGAGTTTAATCAGATTCTGCCGCGCTGAGTCTACGGCCCGCTGGAAGAAGTCAGTGAATCCGCTATAGATTTGCTTGGTTCCTTCAAACTTGCGCGCCCAGGCGTCACCCGTGTTGGCTGCAATGGCCGCCTTGCTCAACTGGTCTATCTGCGCCCTGGCTGTAGTGCGCCAGTCGTACCATTTGGCGAGCAGGTCCATGGCCACGTTCAATGACTGCGGGTCGGTCGCTCCGACGAGATCGCCGCGCAGGGTTGTCCACAATGCCGACTCTGTATCGGCGATTTGCTTCATGAGCGTCTGCGCTTCCTGGCGCGCCACGTCACCCGGCATCCCCCCGCGCTTGGCGGCTTCGGTCATGCTGTCTACTACGTCCGCGCCGTCCTGCATCGACTCGAACTCGGTCCACACGCCACGCCCGGGTTGCGGTGGCGCTCTGTTGAGTAGCTCGCCGGCCTGCTTAAACTCTTCGCCAAATATCTGGCGCACTTTGGCCGCCGCTTCATCTAACTGATTCGGTAGACTCTCGCTCAACAGCGTGTTGAGTTTGGCCCACCCTTCCGCCGATACCAGTTCATCAGGTACGCCCAACTCTTTGAGTGAGAACGGTATCACCTGCCCGCTCGTCAACTTGCGCAGGGTGGCCGCCATCTGCTGTTTGTTGCCGTTAATGCCCACATCCGCCACGGTGGCGCTCAAACTCTTGGCCAAGTTGGGATCAATGCCCAGGCCAGTCAAGGTCTGCTCAAAGCCCTTCGCCGCGTCTGTCCAGTTGGAGGTCAGGTAGCGCTTGAAGGGTACATAAGTAGCGCGTAATGCAAAGTTTTGCTCGCCGAATGAGATGACGCCGAGGATGTCAGTATTCCCAAAGGGAATCTTGTACAGCCGCTTCATCAGATTGCTATAGCCCTGGGCTATAGGGTTGCCGTTAAATAGGCGCTCGGCCCAGTGCAGTCCGCCCATCACTTCCTCTGCTGATTGCCCAAGGGCTGACCCTGCCGCCTCTGCTGTACGCGTGGTCGGCGCCATACCTCCAAATTTGGTCATCAAATCGTTCATGATTGCCTTGGTCGGGAGCAAGGTCATGGTGTTGTCGGCGATCAGCGTAGCCGCCGCGTTGGTAGCATTTTTTATCCAGTAGCCTGGACTCATGCCCAGGTACATATCAGACAAAATTGCTTTCTGTATACCCCATGTGGCAGCCAGTGGATTCTGTCCCCCTGGCCCCGCCGCGGCAATAGCCTTCTTCAATTGTTTGGCTTGAAGTTGTGCGTCATAGGGCAACATCTCCGCGGACTGTTTTAATACTTTGCCCGCTTTGTCTACATATTCAATGACCGACGTTCCCGTCGCGGTGCGCGTCACGCGGAAGTTGACCGCGCCCGCGGGTAGATTGTCCAGCGTCTTGAGTCCGAACAATTCGCGGCTGGCCTTATAGAGTACGTCGTTGAACTCGGCAAAAAATTCCTGCGGGGCAAATGTAGCCGGGTCGCCGGTCAAGCTGCGCATATTCAGCAATGCCTCACGCGCCTTGACGATCACCGGATATTGTTTTAGTAGTTCGGAGTTGGCGACAACGCCCGGCCCCCACTTGGTAATCTCGGTTGAGCCAGGCAGTACAACCCCCTCCACCAACTGGCGCGGGTCATTCGTCCACAGGTCGAGCACGGCGCGGGCGCTCGTCTTGTCGGTGACATCTGACATAATGTTGGCCGCGGCGCGCCAGAGGATGTCCGTCGCCATGTGCGCGTTCGTGTCCGCAGTCCTGGCGAACGGGTTGACCGCGCTCCACCACCCGCCCACGTTGCCGCCCAGGGCGGTCTTGGTCGCGTCGTCGATTACACCGTCCAGCGCGTTCAATGCCTGTGCTGGCGTCATGTTCATAAGCGCCGCCGCCTTTGCCGCCTGTAATGCCTCACGCGACGGCGCCAATGAGATGTTCAGCGGGTCTAAGATCACCCCGCCCAAAAATTCCGCCCAAGCGTTGCCGTGTTCGTCAATGATTTCCGTCTTGGTTTTATTTTTAAGTTCGTTGGCCTGCGCGCCGTACTGCGCGGCTTCTAAATATTTGTTGTTTACTGCGTCAAAAGTTTCTTTGGTCATCGGACGATTAAGGTAAAATTTATAAGCGTCCTCGGTCAAAGGCCTCGTCGAATCGGTAAGCCCTTGCGCGGCCGCCAATGCCTGCTGCGCTTTCTGCTCAAGTTCGGCAACCATATCATCTTGGTTGAGAATGGCGTCAATCGCGCTGCGTGTTTCCTCTGGCCCGGCGATCAGTTTGACCATCGCCGCGTTCGCTTCAGTACGCAGTTCAGGCGGTAGGGAATCAAAGGCCATGCGCACGGCTTGACTATTGCGCAGATTGTCCCAGAAGAGTTTTGCCGCAGTATCGCCTAACGCGTTGGGCGCGTTGGGCGTATCGTCAAATAAATCCTTCACGCGGTTGGGATTGCGCGGGTTCAGCGTGCGATTAATGGCCTCGCCCGCGGCGCTCGCCAACTGCCCCACGCTCACATCCTCACCACCCAGAAACGCACCTGTGCCGGGAATCTGCGTGGTTTCAATCGCCTTGCCGCCCAGGGAAAGCGCGGTCAATACGTTCCGCGCGTTGTCCCCCAAGGCGTCTATTCCCCGATTGCTGCCTTCGGCCAAACTATCCTTGGCTTGCTGTTCCAGGTAATCATACCCAGGCGTCGCGCCAAACGCGGCCTTCAGCGCCCAGTCTACTGGCCCCACTTCCTTGGCATAATCAGCGCTGAGTCCGGCGATCTTCTGGGCGCCTTGCCAGCCGCCCAACTGCTGCCACGCATATTTGGCCGCATCGATAACGGTGGGCGCATAGCGCGTCACGCCCCAGGCGTCTTCCCGCGGCGGCGCGTATGGGTCATAGGGGGCGGTAGGGCTGCCCATCGTGGGCGCTTGCTGTTGCTGCCCGGTCATCGGGTTGACCCCGGTGTCTGGCCGCGTCAACGCATAATCAACGGTCGCCGGTTTTACATCGTACAGGTTGGGTCTCACCTGTGGTTGTCCAGTGTTAGCGGAGGAGAGCGGGTTATACTCCGGTTGTTGCGGTGGACCATTACGCCAAGCGTCCATAGCATTGAGCCACTTGTCTTCTGGTGGAGCGGATGGAGCAATGGGCGGACCCACTGACGGGACCATGGGGCGCGTCTCGCCGGGGCGTAGTGGACCCTGCACGGGCACATTGATAGGGCGCAAAACATCAGAGACGGAAACACGCTGCGCGGGGGCAGTCGCATGTTCGGCCTGCCGCCATTGCGCCATTGCCGTCTCTAGCGGATCGGCGCGCTGAACGGAAGCCTGCGGCGCGGTCGTCGGCGCCACGGCCTGCCGCCACTTCGCCGCCTGGCGGGCGCGCTCCGCTTCAAATTCGGCCTGCGCCGCGGCTTCATCTTCGCCGTTCCACCAATCGGTAATCCCATTCCACCAAGACATCAGCTATCCCTCAGTATTTCTATGTTATCCCCAATTACCCGTGGCGTCTGGCCCTCCCAACCGCCATTCGTCTAGCGGATCTTAGGTCGCCCTCATCCAACGCGTGTTTGCTCTTTGATTGCGACCGGTCGCCGCCAACAACGCCTGCTGCTGTTGCGCCTGCATCTGCGCGAATGCTAATTCGCGCTGCTGGCCTAGCTCCTGCTGTCGATATTGCTCAAGCGCTCGCTGCGTATCAAAATCGAGACTGAAGCGCCGCGCCTGCTCCTGCTGCGCCTGGCTCAACTGCGCCGCCTGCAAGCCATAGGTCTGCTGCTGTGTCAGTTCAGCAAGCGCCGCGTTACGCTGGCCCAGGTCAAGCTGACCAGATTTATACATCTGGTCAATCTGGTTTGCTTGCTGCGCTACCCCCAGTTGCCCCTGTTGCACGCCTAGCTGTCCCTGCTGTACGCCCAGTTGCCCGCGCGCTATATCCTGTTGACTGTTCTGGATATGGAACGTCTGCTGTTGCGTCACTTCGGCCAAGGCCAACTGGCGCTGCTCGTTGCTGAGACGGCCTTGATTGTAGGCTTCATTGATCGCATTCTGTTGGCGCTGTACGTCCAGATTGCCCAAGCCCAACTGCTGTTGGATGTCAGACTGCCGGTTGCCTAACGCTAACTGGCCGCGATTGTTGGCATCTGTAATGTCCAACTGCCGGTTGCCCTGGTCGAGCTGGCCCATCTGGTACTGGTTACGAATATCCAGTTCCCGGTTGCCGATGCCAAGTTGGCCCTGCTGATACTGGTCGCGTATATCCAGTTCCCGGTTGCCGATGCCCAACTGCCCTGTCTGGTAGGCGGCTTGCTGCGCGTTCTGCGCGGCGCTCTGGCGCAACTGCTCGCGCTGTGCGTAGTCCTGTAAACCAAACTGTTGTTGGCTAAATCGCTGATTCCAGGCGTCAAGTCCGCTCTGTCGATTGTAATCCTGCGCCCACTGGCTTGCCGCCTGCTCCGCTTGCCACTCGGCCATTGTCTGCTGTCGCCCCGACAGTTGCATATTGTACTGGTCGAGTCCCTGCTGATAGCCAAATTGCTCGTTCCAACGGCGCTGCGCCTCGTTGAAATCTTGGCTGTACTGGTAGGCATTCTGGCCTAATTGCCAAATCGGAACGTTGGCCTGCACCGCCTGTAATGCCGCCTCGCGCTCGTCGTTGGATTGTAGCGTAGTCGGGTCAAGACCTTGGTAATAACTGAATTGATTCGCCTGTGCGGGCTGCCCCTGACCGGACGGCGTATACTGCGGGTAGGTCGGGTTATAGTATGGCTGCTGTGTACTGCCATCCTTGCTCGGGTTGTATGTCCCCGGCAAGGGGTCGGGTCGGTAGGTGCTGCCGGGTCGCGTCTGCGATCCCCCGCCCCCCCGCGAGTTATTGAGCATTTGCTGATTCCACTGGCGCGTATTGCCCATCCCCTGGCTGGTGCTGTACTGGTTCGGATTGTAGGTCATGCCCTGGCCAAAGGTCTGCCCCTGTGGCGTGCCGCCGTAGGGATTCGTGCGCGTAGTAGGCTGTTGCTGCTGCATGAATGTCTGATTTGTCGGTTGCTGCGCGTAGGTGCGCAGATTGTTGCTAATGGCCATTAGGGTCTAATTCCTTCCTGCGGTAAGCCCGCCAGTAAATTCAATTCTTCGCCAGGCGGTAGGGGATTCCCCATCATCTGTGCGAATAGCGCGGGGTCGCCCGCCGGCGGCAGGCCCATCATCTCCGGTTCGATTTGTCCGGCCATCGCGGGCGGAATCCCGCCGCCTTGCGGCATGGGAATCGCGGGCGGTTGGAGGGGTAACGGTCCCGGTGGCGGCAGTCCCATCCCAGGTGGCATCATACCCGGTGGCGGTGGCATCATACCAGGAGGTGGCCCACCTGGTCCCATCGCTGGCGGTGGCGGTTCCTTTGGTCCGAACATCCGTTCCGCCACCTGTTCCAACGGCGTTCCTTTGATGATCATTTCCCAGCTTTTCGGACGCACTTCGATGAGTTTCACCAACTGGATGTTCTGCGCCAGTTCCGGCGACTCTAATAACTTTTCTGCCCATATTCTGTCCTGTTCATCGTTCGGCATATCCACCGATACCCATTTGTCCCAGAACGTTTGTTTCGACAGATTGCCGCTATTGACCATCTGCAAGCCAAACGCCATGCGTTGGGCGTCATCCTGTGGAAGATTCGGACGCAACGTCACCATATTCTCGTAATAGCCGTCAATGTCCTTCCCGTAGAGACATAATTTATAGATTTTGTCGTCTTTGGCACTCTTGCCCCAAATCTCAATGCCCTCCTCGTCGTCGTCGAAGGCTTCAGCGAGCGCCATTACCGCCTCATTCACCTGCATGACGGCCATTTCCAGGTACTCCAGGGGCGATTTAATGCGCCCGCGCGCCGCGTCGGAGAGCAAAGACACCCCATAGCCCGCCTGCATAGAGCCGGATTCTCCATACAGCACACTCGGGAAGGCGCTTTGCTGTAACGTCTCATCGAGTTTGGCCAGCATCGACTCCATGACCGTAAGATTGACCTGCGGCATGACCTGATTTATCTTCGTGCCAGCCGGAACATGCTCCGTGGCGCCCGGCCTGACTTTGAAATCGGGAACTTCCACCCCCTCTTCGTTCTCTACCGTAAAAAACGGCCAGGTCGCCCATAGTACGCCGGTGCCCAAGTTGCTCTGGAGACGGCATTTGTACTGCCAGGGTCCGTCCAGCGGATACAAAATCGATAATCCGCGGTGTGACTCGTCTTTGGTCGGCGCAGAATCGCCGTACACCTCGATGATCGGGATAAATGTATAGTCCGTCTTGCGCGACGGACGCGCAAACTCGTCTTCCACCAGCACCGCGTTCCAAATGTCGCCAGTGGTCGGGCTTGTCCACCAGAAATCAATCACACATAGCTCGTCGTTCTCGTCAGAGCGACGCCGCCCCGGCGTACGCGTGTCATCATCGGTGAACAACCTCAGTTTCGGGTAACGCTGCCGGATATTTAGGCGTGATTCGCGGTATTTGTGGTAGGCGTACTCGGTATAAAGCGGCCCGCGATGCACGCCTACCGCCAACGGGTCGAGCGTGCGAATGAGAATGGGGAAACGGCGCTCTTGCATCGCCTTGGGCAGTGCATCCTTAATCCACTTGACCTCAAAACAGCAGCGACCGCGCACGAGAGAGAGCCACGCCGCATCATACAGGATGTTGCGGCCTTGCAGGTGGCCAATGCGCTGCCACATGGCCGTTAAAAAGCGCTCTTTGGCCTGCGCGGCCTTGGCTGCATCCTCAGTGTTTTCCTTGGCCGGAACGTCAATGCGCGGCTGCGTGGAAATCAGCCGCTGCGCCAAATTTACGACGTTGTACGGGTCGGCGGTGACGACCATTTCCCGGCCATCTTTGTTGATGGAATCAGAAAGCGTCTTGGAAAATCCTGGGTCGAGCAGCCACATTTTCTCCCACTGCTCAGCCATCTCCACGTATTTGGCGCGTTTGCTCTCTGTGTTGCTGACGCGCTGTAATATCTGTTCTACATCCAGTTTCATAGGTTTGTCCACAAAATAAAAAAGGCCACATGACACAATGTCATGTGGCCTTTCGGTTTCCCGCTAAGCGTATTAAATTATCCAAAGCGTTCTAATCGCTTCACCGCCTTGGATTTACGGATGACCGGCAAATGAAAATGATTTTCGGTCGCACGAATGAATTGACAAAGCGCGCCGCGCACTTCATTCATCTGCCGGCGCTCTTCCACGCCCTCTATTGTATCAGGAGGGGGGAGCGTAGTCAACATGTAATATGCCAGCCGATACAGTCCAAGCCATAGATGGTCGTTCAATCGTCCACCTCTCGCCCTTCCAGGAAGGCGGCAAGGAGAGCGGCCCCCTGGGCCATATCACGCCATAAATGTCTGAGCAAAGAACGCGCCAACTCCTCCATAGACCGTTTTGCTACCCGTTGGCGCTCTTTCTCATCGGATGCTGACACAAGATAAACGATTCGTTTTTCATGAGTAGTTATCACAGATACCCCCGTATCTCGCTCTTGCGCTCACTCTTGCGGCGCTCGATTGCGCTGCCAAACTTGTCGAACAACCAATATCCTAGCGCCTTGAACGCATCGTTGTTGGCGTCGATGGGGCGCTGCGCCTGGCTCATGCCCTCCGTCCAGTCCGGCCATTTGTACAGACCCGCCTCGGCAATAATCCCGTGCGCCCGGCCTTGGACATCACGATCACTGCGCATGTGATGGGCAAAATATAGGAGCGGTTGGCCCGCTATCGGATGCACGCGCAGGCGGTGGCGCACCACCTCTATCCCCTCCGGGATAGAGATCTTCCTGCTGCGCAGATTCAACCCTGTCTCTTCGCGCCAGATTTGCACCTGGCTCTTGTTGGCGTGATGCTGCTTGCCTGCTACGTCAATCACGCCCGCCGCAACATGCTTCCACCACGGCTTGGCCACGACCAGCGGAATCACATCGTAGACGCTCGTGTCGTGTTCGTATATCTCATCTATCACCCTGACCTCATGTAACTGCACCTGCCGCCCCGAGGCTACGGTCGTGAAGTGCGGCAACGGTCGCCACTGCATCGCCAACACCGCATAGGTGTGCTGCGCCGGGTCAATCGCCAATTCAATCGGCAAGGTCTTGTCGAAGGGCAACGGCTTTACATGCAGGCGCCGGTCGAATATCTTGAATACCAATCCGCTACTCTTATAGGGAACGGCGGCCACACGCTGTAGAAATAATTCCGGTGTAATGCCATTCTCCAGGTCTTTAATTTTTGAGTCCAGCCTACCCAGGGGGAACTTGGCCGTGTTGCTCCAACTGGGCAGGCTGAAACTCCTGCCGCCCTCTGGATTGCTGCCTTGCCACTTCTCCCACAAGTCAGCGTACCAGGGCTGGGCGTCCTCCAGGGTGCCGGTCATGAAAATGCGCGAGCCATGTTCTAACGCCCGCTCCTGCAATTTCTCATAACTGGCGTGCGTCTGTTGCCCCATCTCCACGCCCGCCAACGCATGGGGCGCAAAGCTGGCAACCGTCGCCAGGTCTTTGGCGCTCTTCGTCTGCACCCGACATCCCCATATCGTGGTAAGGCTGCGGCTCCCCTTCTCCGGGATAGACTCGCTCTCTATGAGCGCCATTGCCTTGAGTGGGGCGTACATATAATCAAACTCGCCCTTCGCCTGTTCGTAGTCGGGGCCCACCAACCAGATCAACCCGCGGTCGCGGAAAATGTGTTTAAGTAACTCCATCGCCAGGAACTGAGACTTGCCAGCGCGAATTCCACCCGTCACCATCACCAGGCGATTCGTGCATTCGTGGATTTCCCGCTGCCCACGACTTACCGTCCGCTCATTCCCTTCCAGGTCGAACACCGGAAAATACCCTTCCGTGGGCTTATAGCCTGCTTCAGCCCAGAGTAGGCGCAATATCCGCGCCTGTTCAGCTTCTGAAAACATTACTATCCTTTGCTGCGCCGCGCTGCGCCTGGCCTTGCCTTTGCTGGGCGTGGCCGTGCGTTGCCTTTGCTGCGCCTTTGCTATGCCTTTGCTATGCGTCGCATTGCTGTGCCTTTGCCTTGCTGTGCTGCGCGGTGTCATGCGCTGCCTTTGCTGTGCCATGCGTGGCCACGCCTTTGCTGCGCCTTGCTAAACGTTGCCTCGCATCGCCCTTGCATGGCCAAGCGACGCCATGCCTTTGCTGTGCATTGCTCTGCGGGACCATGCCTTTGCTGTGCAGCGCATTGCTGCGCGGTGTCATGCCTTGCCTTTGCTGCGCCGGGCGTCGCGGTGCGATGCCTTGGCTGTGCCCTGCGGCGCCTTGCCTTTGCTGCGCCGGGCGTCGCGGTGCCTTGCCTTTGCTGCGCCTTGCTAAACGTTGCCTCGCATCGCCCTGGCGTGGCCAAGCGACGCCCTGCCTTTGCTGCGCCGGGCGTGGCGATGCTGTGCTACGCCTTTGCTGTGCGGGGCATAGCATCGCCTTTGCTGTGCATATAGGAAAATCTGCCGTAACTGGCGTTGCGCCATTGACCTAAACCACGATACTTCCCGTAGTCTAGCCATTCTTCCAACAGTTCCGGCGTAACGACCTTGCTGTCCAACACGTCCAACGTGAAAGCAATGCTGCTCCCCGCTGCGATCATCTCGCTGCACGCTAACGCTACCCGTTCGCCCTGCGCGGTCTGTGCCCGCAGTGGTCGTTCTAATGCGCCAATCTCCCCGCACACCGTTATAGGAATCTGGCGCGGGAAGACGAACACCAGCCCGTCGATTATCTTCTTGTAGGCTCTCAGCTTCTTGCTGCCCGTTCCATCCACCCGCGCCAACATCCCGCAGGTATCTTTAAAGAAGCCCTTAATCACATAGTCATAAAGAATAGGATTGCCCGCCGCGTCCCGGTGGAATCCCGTCTTGCCCTTGTCCTCACCGATGGTGTCAACCTCATCGTGAGGAAACTCACCTACCCCGTTCGTCACGCGATTCTCCGCGATGTACGTCGAATAAATTTCCTTATCCATCGGAGCCGTACCCAATAAAGGTTCCGTAAACGTCAGTACAATTTTCATGCTATATCCCCCCACTATGGAAAATGTAATACCCCGTACTTCGTAAGCGTATCCAACACCCACAACAGCGCACGCCCTACCTGTTCCAGGTCTACGCCCAGCCATAAGCCCAGGATAATCAAGAGCGCCGCCACACTAAAAAAAATCATCTGCTGTCCAGTCATGCTCTACCCGCTTTCCAGAATTGCCGCCTGGCTCCGTTGGCGTGGCTTCAAAATGCATTCCGCAGAATCGCACGCCGCCCGGCGCAAACGCCATAATCGCCAACGCGTAAGCGAAGCGATTGAACATAATCGCGGCTTCGCCCCTTTTGCCGCCGCCGAACTGGAGGATGTCACCGCGCTCGCCCAGTTCGTCGGTAAAGTTTCGCGCCCATTCCCATTCAAGATCATCAGGCCCTCCCCTGTGTTCAATATCTATGATATTCAGCGGAACAGCAGCAGAGACGGCAATCGCCAGTAAGCCGATGGTCATACGCTCACCTTCTTCGGTCTACCCCGCCCACGTTTCACCGTCACCGCATCCGCATTCTCCTTCACACGCTTCGCCACACCACGCCCGCCATTGCATACCTCGTAAATCGAAAAGGTCAACGGCTCCGCAACGCTATACACAATATTCCCCTCGACAACTACATTGACGTAAACCAGCCCGAACAGCCGAGATGACAATGCAGGTCTCAATGTAGGCGATTGGGCTATTTCGTTTAATCTGGCCCGTCCTGGCAGGCTACGGATGATTCTGTGCATCGGCAACCTCTACCCCTTCTGGCGTATACACACTGATGCACGTACCATCCACCGCCACATAGAACCCCAAGTGCGCTGCCATCTTTGCAATGATGATCAGCATGTTATGTCCCACCGTCCCATGATTGCACTCATGCATGTAGAAAAGCGCGTGCTTTATCTCTGTCAATTCCCGTGTGGTCAACTGCAATACCTTCGGCTCGTTATTCATTGACTCCCCCTTCTCTAATCGTTGGTTATACGGTACTTTGATTAACCTGATTAACCCTGTCCGCATTTTACAGGTGGTAGGGTAGGGTTAATTATCGTAACCGGATAATTAACCCTACCCTATATTATACCTTGTTTTACCTTATAATACATTATTTTACCTTATAATACCTTATAATACATTATTTTACCTTATTATACCTTATTTACACAATGTATTCTAATGTATTATAATGTATTTTACCTTATTATTATAATGTATAATACATTATTTTACCTTATAATACATTATTATACATTATTTTACCTTACCTTGAAAGGAACCATTTATGTCCACCAGACAAGTGACTGTTTACCTGCCCGAAGACCTGCACGAAATCCTGAAAGAGATTGCCAATCAACGCTGCTATTCACTCAATAAACTGATCATCTACCTCCTGCGCAATCAGAAGGAGTTCACGAGACAAGACCCCGAAACACAGGAGGAGATTGACGACGAAGCGACCCGCCTGTTCGGCTAATACCCTTTATCCCCCGATTCTTACCACCAAAACTACGGGAGTGTAGGTATAATATGATGTGGTTTAGTTTGGTCTGATGTAGTGGTATTGTGTTCTCTTGTAATGTGTTGTCTTGTGATGTCTTCTGTTCTGTTGCTCTCTGTTCCTCTGCGTTGCTCTCCCCCCCCTTATATACACTCTCTCTCTCCTTCTTCTCTCTCTCCTCTCCTCCTCCCGGAGTATCCCCCCCCTGCCTGCGCCTGGCCCGCCCA